CGGATCGTGTCTGCTCTCCACCCGTAACCTCTAATTTAGGATAATCTGCGATAAAAACAGATTATAGCTAAATAGGGCAGGGGGAAAACCAGACGATTCTAATACTTTAAACAAAAACCATGAAGAAAAACATAAAAATGAATTCCTTTATGGCGATGCTAAAAAGTTTAGGAACGTTCGGAGTTGTTAAAGAGAAGATGTTCACTGTTCCACGTTTGTGGAAAGTGGTGAAGCTTCATATTAGAGCAATTGTATTGCTCTCATATGGAACTCCATCATCTGTCCCGTCAAGAGCTAAAGTTCTACATAACCTGATCCTTTACATAAATAAGATGGATAAGCATCATGGTTCCTTGATCACTGTAAAGTGATTAAAGGCAAATCATGTTGCTCTCCAAAAATATTTAGGTGGGGATCCCCTCGAATCTCTCCGAGGTTTGGAACCAGGTCTTCCTTTGCCTAGGTTATATTCAGGTCTTCCTTCTTGTATTAACAAGAAAGATAGACGTAGAATACAACAAGGGCATACTAAAACAATTCAATTTTGATTGAGTTGCTTTAGCCTTTATAGAGTGTTAATTTCGGATTTTATTCCGAAATTACATTCTATAACAGGGGAATATACTGGTGATAAATCCTTTTCATGGGAGTTACTAGACTATATTGATGATGCACCTCGTGGGAATTATTTCTCTCGTTTAAAGAGTTATGATTCTTGGAAGAGCAAAGTCAATCTTTGTCCAGATAACATTGCCTTTATTCGAAGTTCTTCACCTTCTAATCGAGTATCGTGACATGGTCTGTTATATGACTCTGTCGCGTTAAAAGATTCGGAGGTGTATAAATTCTTTAATAACTATATAGCCTCAATAAAGGCTAATAGTTTTTATCGAATTTATAAGCAAGCTCTTTCTTTAGCTGATATCCTGGGGACTGAAAATCTAAACCGAAAGGTCTCGATGGTCAATCCTTTAGGACAATTAGCTTTTAAGGAAGAGGCTGCGGGGAAACTTCGAGTATTTGCTCTTGTCGACATATGGACACAGTCTTTATTAAAACCCTTACATTCTCAATTATTCGCTTTATTGCGTTTAATTCCGAATGATGGTACTTTTAATCAAGACGCGTCTGTACGTCGTTCTTCAGAGAAAGCTTCGGTTGCTGGTTGTGCTTATTCTTTTGATTTAAGCTCAGCCACAGACCGATTACCTATCATATATCAATCAGCCATCTTAGATCGTATCCTTCCTGTAAAGGTTGGTAACGATTGAGCTGGTTTATTGGTAATGAGAGATTACTTTCTTCCGAAGGGAGCAGATAAGTATAACATTACAGAAAAATCTGTAAGGTATACTGTAGGGCAACCCATGGGGGCTTTATCGTCATGGGCTATGTTAGCTTTGACTCATCACTATCTCCTTCAGTATTGTGCGTCTTTGACGAACAAGACTTTAGGTTGATATGAGAATTATGAAATTCTCGGTGATGACTTAGTTATCTTCGATCACGATGTAGCAAATTCATATTTGGATTTAATGAAGAAAATTGGTCTTGAGATTAATCTCTCAAAATCAATTTCATCTCCATCTAAACCAGTATTTGAATTTGCGAAGCGGACGGTGGTACAAGGTTCAAATGTGTCAGGGTTATCAATTAAACAATTGATTTCTGCCACATCGATTGGATCAAGAATTGCGAATATTTTATATTTCGCAAATCTAGGTCTAATTAGAACTAATACCATTTTATCAACACTTCTAGGACGGTTTTACAAAACAGACAAAAAGTCTGTGATGTTACCTTCATTAGCTCTATTAGGAACTCTTTTCAAAGCTGAAAAGATTTCGCTGAAAGCGTTAATGACAGTGATGATTGATCCAAAGGATGATTGCTTTGACTTTAATGAGTCAGAGTTTTCATTACCTTTGAAAACAATCATAACCGCCCAGAAGGAATTGTTAAACAGTAAAGTCGAGAAACTGGACTCTTTCGAACTTTCAGACTTGGAAACAAGGACTGAAGTTTGAGATGAGTTAGAGTCTGACGTTACTGCGTCTGTCCTTTTGAAGGCTCTCCAAAGAGCAAAAGAATTGGAAAATTCATATGATGAATTAACCGAATCTGGTGCTTTAGGAGGTTGCCTTGTAAAGGACAGTGAACTTCTCCTCTCAAACCAATTAAGAGTAAGTGCCCCTCAACTTGATGGTTGAGTAACAAATTTAATCATTAATAATGATAAATTTGACACCTACGAATTAGTCGAATGAGTGGAGAAGATAGCTTATGACCATGCGAAATACCCGAGAATCTCATTATCCGATGCGATACTTATCTTAGATAAAGTAGAACATTGGTGAATGAGATTTGATATTGTTTCAAAACCGAAAATTTCGGTTGCTGAAACATTATCTCCGGTATTTTCATGACTCTCGGCCTCCCAAGGGAATTCGAGAACAGGTTATTTAGTAGAACGAAAGTTCGCAGCCACTGATTATTAATGACAAGGAAGTGCTGAGCCCCGATAAGGGACCAACAGCTTAGGGTAAACCCCAATCCTCTCAATTAATAGTGTATGCTGCACGACGGAATGCCTTTTTAAGGACTCCGACGGTGTACTAAACACACATCGTCATAAACCCGCGATTTGGATCGCGGGAGGTTGAACCTTTTC